GTCGTCGACTTGGTAATGCTGAAGAACAAGCCTTCCTAACGGGTACCGGCACTGGCCAACCAACTGGTATCTTAACCGACACTAATGGTGCGTCTGCGGGATCCACAGCTGCTAAGGCCGATACATTGACTTTTGATGATTTGATCGAACTTTTCTATTCCTTAAGAGCACCATACCGTCAAAATGCTGTTTTCTTAATGAATGATGATACCGTGAAAACCATTCGCAAAATGAAGGATAACAATGGTCAATATATCTGGCAGCCTTCTGTTCAAGCTGGCCAACCAGATCGAATCCTCAATTGCCCAGTTTATACTAGTCCGTTCATGCCATCCATGGCCGCATCTAATAAACCAGTGCTCTTTGGTGATTTCAATTACTATTGGATTGCTGATCGTCAAGTTCGAACCTTTAAACGACTTAATGAACTTTATGCTGTAACTGGTCAAGTCGGTTTCTTGGGCTCGCAACGAGTAGATGGCAAAGTCATCCTCCCAGAAGCCATTAAAACTCTTGCCATGGCTGCTAAGTAGAAAGGACTGATGAAATGTGGCTGCTATTACTTTGGCCGAAGCAAAAGCCTACCTAAGAGTTGATAACACTGTTGAAGATGACCTCATCACAAAGTTGATTGGATCGGCGACTGCTACCGTCGAAAATGTCCTTCGTCAGCCTCTATCAGCATTTGATCCTCTCCCTGATGATATTCATACCGCGATTCTCTATACCGTAGCTTACCTTTACGAATATCGGGAAACGGCTGATTTTGATGCCATGATCAAGTTTCTTCGGGCTATCTTGTCCCCTTACCGGAAGGAGGAATTTTAATGCAACAGCAAAATAAACGGGTCAGTAAGATTGCTGATATTGGTGAACTAGATCGCCGCATTACGCTGATGAAAAAGAAATATGTCGGCGAAAATCCTAATACCGGAATGTCGATGTACAAGGATGTTCGCTTAGGCGATGTGTGGGCAAAAGTTTCTGCCCTACACGGTCAGGAATACTACACAGCGGTCACGGTGAAATTGGAAAAACAACTGTCATTCATCATCCGATACCGTGATGATGTTGACGAAGAAACCAACATTTGGTTTGAAGGTCGTGGCTACAATATTGGCTTTATTGATGACGTTAAGTACAACCATGAGTATCTGGAAATTAAGGCTGAATATTCGAGAGGAGTTGATGATCCGAATGAAGACAACTAGTTTAACAGTAATTAATTCATGCTTTGGTGCAATTGGGGCTTTCCTCGGCTGGTTCTTAGGCGGACTGGATGGTTTTCTATATGTTCTACTCATTTTCATGGTAGTGGACTATATCACCGGAGTGCTTTGTGCCATTAACGAACATAAACTCTCCAGTGAAATTGGCTTTCGTGGGCTTACGCGCAAAGTGTTAATTCTATTATTGGTCGGTATTGCACATTGCCTTGATATTTACCTATTAAAGAATGGTTCAGCGATCCGTACTGCTACGATTTTCTTCTATATCTCTAATGAGGGCATTTCATTACTAGAAAATACCAGTCGCTTAGGTCTACCTGTGCCCGATAAGTTAAAGAGTGTCCTCCAACAATTACATGATAAGGATGGTGATCATCAATGATTTCTGGAATTGATGTTTCTGAATGGCAAGGCCATGTGGATTTCAATGCGGTCAAAGCAAGTGGTGTTAAATTCGTTCTAATCCGAGCTGGTTATGGTCGGTCAGCAAGCCAAGAAGACCGTTACTTTGCAGAACATTATACCCAAGCCAAAGCAGCTGGTTTACAAGTGGGTGCCTACTGGTATTCCTATGCCGTTTCTCCCGCTGATGCAGCCAATGAAGCCCGGGCCTGTTTAACCGTCCTTGGTAATCGTCATTTTGATTTTCCAATCTACTTTGACTTAGAAGAAAAGTGGCAGTTTGCCAATGGTCGTAACTTCTGTGATAGCTTAGTGAAAAGCTTTTGTAGTGTTTTGGAACAAAACGGTTGCTATGCCGGACTGTATATTTCGCGATCACCACTGCAAAATTACATTTCACCTTCCGTCGCTCAACGCTATGCTGTCTGGGTGGCTGAATATGGTCCGTGTTGTAACTACAATGGTAATTACGGAATCTGGCAACATTCCTCTACTGGTTCTGTTCCAGGTGTCAATGGCAACTGTGATCTAGATTATGCCTACATTGACTACGCAGCTGTCATTAACAAAAAGCAGCCAGTTACCAGGAAGAACCCTGATGAGCTAGCTGTTGAAGTCTTAAATGGTCAATGGGGTAATGGTACCGATCGTCAACAGCTCTTAACCGCTGCTGGTTATGACTATGCGGTGGTCCAAGAAAAGGTTAACCGTCTCTTGAACCGTAAGTCAGTTGACCAAATTGCACGCGAAGTTATCCGAGGATCCTGGGGAAATGGTAATGAACGAATCAACCGCTTGAAGCAAGCCGGCTATGACCCCACCCAAATTCAAAAACGAGTTAATCAATTATTGTAACTTTTGCCTGTGGACTCCGGTCTGCAGGCTTTTTTCTTTTACCATAACAAAAAGCCAACCATATAAGATGGTTAGCTCTTCCTAAACTGTGGTTGGAGTCAAACAAGACTTCTTCTCAAATAAAACACGTATCTCAGATCACGCTTGAGGGTCAGAGTAGCGACCTCGCCCTCTTACTATATATTAAAGAATCTGTTTCAATTAGCAAGTTGATTTGAGGGTTTACTTTTCTACTTCCGCTGGCTTATTAGTGGAGGTAATTAAAAATGATAAAGAAAGTTCAAGCGGTAACTCATCAACCACTGCAATCAATAAAGAATAATATTAGTTCAGAACAATTATTGAATGATTTGCATTATCAACAATCAAAACAAATCATTCAAGTTCTACTCAACAAGGGTCTAATCTCAACCACTGAATTTAAGGAAATTGATGACTTAAATAAACAATCATTTCCGCCCTTATTAGGACCAGGAAGTGTTGATACATCAAGGTTCTAGAGCTAACATACCACACTGACGAAAGGAGGTTTGTCATGTCAACCATTACCAAAATTCAAGGTTACCAACATGATGTCAAGCAACTCCGTGTGGCAGCCTACTGTCGAGTTTCAACCGATAATTTTGAACAACTAGAAAGTCTTGAAAATCAACGTGCCCATTATCAAAAGTACATTAACAACCACCCTAATTGGGAGCTGGCTAAGATCTACTATGATGAAGGAATCTCAGGCACCAAGATGACCAAGCGGAACGCCTTAAAAGAATTACTAACTGATTGTCATAATCACCGGATTGACCTCGTGGTGACCAAATCAATTAGCCGTTTGTCACGAAATACAACTGATTGTTTGCAGATTGTCCGGGAATTACAGCAATTGAATATTCCAATTATCTTTGAGAAAGAGCATATCAATACTGGAGCAATGGCCAGTGAGTTATTTCTATCGATTCTTAGCAGTATTGCCCAGGATGAATCCCACTCAACTGCCGGAAATCTACGCTGGGCAATCAGGAAACGTTTTGCTAGTGGCAAATTCCATGTATCCTCAGCACCCTATGGATATTCAATTGAGGATGGCAACTTAGTTATCAACCATACTGAAGCAAAGACTGTACGACAAATCTTTCAACGATTTCTAAGTGGAACATCAGCCAGTCAAATTGCTAAAGAATTAAATCAAAAGCAGGTATCAACAAAACGTGGTGGCCAATGGCGTAGTAACACTGTAATTAATATCTTGCGAAACAGTAATTACACCGGTGATATGCTCTGCCAGAAAACCTACCGTGACGATCAATATCATCGTCATTTTAACCAAGGTGAACTCGCTCAATATCTAATTGAAGATCATCACCCTAGTTTGATTAACCATGAAAACTTTAACAGAGTGCAAGTTCTGCTTAAAGAAGCCGTCAAAAAACGCCATATCGAAACTGGCAGCCATAAGTATCAACAGCACTACCTATTTTCTGGCAAAATCATCTGTGGTCAATGTGGGACGATTTTCAAACGACAAACGCGGCCACATAAAATCTACTGGGCCTGCCAGCAACATTTAAGATCTGCTCAGCAATGTCCAACTAAGGCAGTGTCTGAAGCCAGTCTGAAAGCTGCCTTCTGCAATATGATAAATAAGCTAGTTTACAGTAAGAAGTTCTTACTTCAGCCATTGTTAGAAGGCCTGAAAGAAGAAGCTAATGTCAACAGCGATGGTCAACTGATTTCTTTAACTAAGCAAATCAAAGCAAATGACCACAAAGCTGAAACGCTCACCGAATTGATGCATGCCGGTTTATTAGATAAAGCGATCTACGTCAACCAAACCGCTAGACTCGAGCAAGACACTTACCAATGTCAGGAAAAGATTAAACAGCTTAATGGCCAAAATACTGATTCAGCAAATGACTTTGAGGATGTTCGTACCTTATTACGTTGGTGCCATCAAGGGAAACAGCTTACTGAGTTTGATGAAGGTGTATTTCAAGAATTTGTTCAACAGATTGTGGTTAACAGTTCAAACAAAGCAACGTTCATCTTGAAATGTGGATTAAAGCTACCTGAAAAGCTAAACAAAAATGCCACTATCGATGGACACTTTTACCGTGACATCATCAAACAACGTTACAACGATCCAATCAAACAAGCAGAATATTTGTACAGTATTATCGAGAGTGAAGGTGATTTAATTGGGTAAAGTGAGGATTATCCCCGCTCATCAGCAAAAAGGCAATAGCGTTCAACCGCAAAAAAATAGACTACCATTTGAACAGCTCCGAGTGGCGGCCTACTGCCGGGTTTCGACTGATTATGATGAACAAGCCAGTTCATATGAAACTCAGGTGGCTCACTATAAAGAACTAATTCAAAAAGAACCAACCTGGGAGTTTGCAGGTATCTACGCCGATGATGGAATCTCAGGGACTAACACTAAGAAGCGGGAACAATTTAATCAGATGATTGCAGCCTGCAAAGCCGGTAAAATTGACCTGATCGTCACTAAATCAATTAGCCGGTTTGCTCGAAATACCATTGATTGTTTGAAGTATATCCGAGACTTAAAAGCCATCAATGTGGCCATCTTCTTTGAAAAAGAGAACATCAACACCATGGATGCCAAAGGTGAGGTGCTGATTACCATCATGGCTTCTCTTGCCCAACAAGAAAGTGAATCCCTATCGCAAAACGTTAAAATGGGAATCCAGTACCGCTACCAACAAGGTAAGGTCTTCGTCAACCATAATCATTTTCTCGGCTATACCAAGGACGCTCAGGGTAATCTGGTAATTGAACCGGAAGAAGCTAAAGTCATCAAACGGATCTTCTATAGTTATCTAAACGGGATGAGTATGAAGCAAATCGCGGACTCACTCAAAGCTGATGGTATTTTAACTGGTGGTAAAACAAAGAACTGGCAATCCAGCGGTGTTTCAAAAATTCTAAAGAATGAGAAATACATGGGTGATGCTCTATTGCAAAAGACTTACACTGTTGATTTTCTGAGCAAGAAACGCGTCAAGAATAACGGTATCATGCCTCAATACTATGTAGAAAACGACCATCCCGCGATTATTCCCAAGCCGGTATTCATGCAAGTCCAGCAGCTCATCAAACAACGACAAAACGGGATCACTACTAAGAATGGTAAGCACCGGCGACTTAACGGCAAATATTGTTTCTCCCAAATAGTCTTTTGTGGAAAATGCGGCGACATTTTTCAACGGAATATGTGGTACCGACCAGAAAAGGTAGCAGTCTGGCGTTGTGCTAGTCGAATAAAGCGAAGCAAAACCGGAAGGCGATGCATGATTAGAAATGTCAAAGAACCACTGCTAAAGGAAGCCACCGTAGAAGCCTTTAACCAGCTCATTGAAGGACACGAGTTAGCTGGCAAACAGATCAAGGCTAACATTATGAAGGTCATCAAAAATTCTAAAGGACCTACCCTTGATCAACTCGATAAGCAACTGGAAGAGGTCCAAATGCAGCTAATCCAGGCCGCCAACCAGCATCAAAATTGCGATGCCCTCACCCAGCAAATCATGGATTTACGAAAGCAAAGAGCAAAGGTGCAAAGCCGTGAAGTTAAACAGCGAGCAAAACTACACAGCATTGATGAAATCAACAAACTGATCGAATTCCACAAATATGGCTTAGTGGACTTTGATGAGGATTTGGTTCGTCGCCTAGTAGAAAAAATCACCATCTTCAAACGCTACATGGAGTTCAAGTTCAAAGATGGTGAAGTTATCAGAATTAACAAATGAAATTTAGCTTATTCGGCACTTAGCTATTTTGGCTGGGTGCTGTTTTTGATTAGCTGAACTTTTTTCCCTTTTTGCAGTCGCCACACCTTACGGATCTGATCCTTTTTTATTGCCCAAAAGCACGCCTGAACAACATCACCATTTACTTCCCACTCACCGTGTCGAGGAGTGATATCAAAAATGCGTTGCCAGGATTCTTCTTTCACTCGCTGTTGCTGGTTTACAGTTAGATTATCGAACCATTTTTCTTTACAATCCCATTCTTCATCACTCTTGGCGTCAGAATAATACCAGTCATTCAAGACAAAGTGCCATCCTTGAAAGTCACTTAGTAATACCTTTTTCTCGGGAATCTCAAGTTCAATACATACTTCATCTGGATAATCTTTGACCCATCTGAAGTCGGGACGCCGATGTTGATAATCACGACTCCGATACCAGGCCCAAATTGGGTATGTATCTTTTTTATTGGACGGTCCAATCTGCTTAATCATTTGTTGAATCATCCAGTGATAAGCTCTAGAAAAGTCATGATCATCTTTTAGGTTAATGGAAAGCTCCGGATTACAAAAAAAGATCCCTTCATCCATAATCTTTTGATAAACCTTATAAGGTTGTATCGTCCAAACAATCATGCCTAGTCCTTATCTAAATAGAAACTCTTTAGACGATAAGTGGTTACTGGTTCAACGTAATAATTGTACTTTGCAACCAAGTCACAAATCTGGTCTCCATTGATCAGGGTAATAATCCGTGTTCCTTCCCGTGCAGTCTTAACCGCTTCTCTCGTGAAGTCAGAGTTAGTGATGAAGATACCAAACTCAGCGTTAAATTTGTCCATTGCACCACGAAACTTATCAATTTCTGGGGCTGACACTTTGCCTTGCCAACGTTTAGCCTGAAGTGCTACCCGAGTAGTACGGTAATCATCCGAACGAACGTAGCCGAAGCCATCTAAGCCACCATCAGCAACATACTGAACGCCAATTTCATCTTCAACATCAATGCCCATTTTAGTAAGCAGGCCTCGACAAAAGAGTTCAAACTTCTTTGGATTCATCTTCATCAATGCATCAAGGAGCTGCTGACGCCATGGTTCATCAACTTCATCTGTATCCTCCTGATCGTCAGTATCATCAATATCGGAATCGGTAATCCTATTCTGTCTTTGTTCACTAATCATCTTTTCAACAACTGGCCGTACATCATGAGCACCATCAAAAGTTGACAGATTTACATTCCGTCCCTTTTCTGATAATTGCAGCAAACGCCCATCTTGGCTAAGATATCCAGTCATGATGAGATATTTAATTGCATAATTTAGTGTCCACGCAAAAGGACTATATTTCCTTCCCGTCTTTTTAGATACCCTAATTCGATCAACTTCATCTTCTGAAATCATATCAGAATTGTCATGGATGTCTTGACGAATTTCTTTTCTTGAAACCTGTCCACCTAAACGATGCATTGATTTTAGTACTTCATTCATCGTTAGATTTTCAATGTTTATTTGTCGATTTGCCATCTTATTACCCGCCTTAAAATTCTTCTTATATTAATTTTATACGTCGAGTACACAATTGTCCTGCGAATTTTCCATTTTTCAGGCAATTCTGATAAAACCCAATATCACAATCGTTAACTCAACCCTCAGCACTATATCTGCATGTTTTCGCATCAGCCACAAACATCGTTATCTCAACCTTTAGCCTAGCTTTCATTACCATCATACCCACGACTTGCCAAACTGGACATCCGTACACACGACTATCGAAATAGGACATAGAGAACTCGACCCTCCAGTCCAAAATCAAAAAAGTGTGCAGATTCCAATCGTTTGGGAAGGAAAATGCACACTTTCAATCAGCTATAAATACCGTCATACCGGCGTTTATCGGCTATTTTTCTGTACGTTCAAGGACAGTAACGCTCTCAACATGCGGCGTCTGCGGGAACTGGTCTACCGGCGTGATTGGTTGATCCACCTTGTAGCCTTGAGCCTGGAACCGGTCGATGTCTCGAACCAGCGTTGCTGGGTTACAGCTGACATAAACCACTCGTTTAGGCGCCATTGCCACAGTTGCGTCAATCACACTTTCGTCGAGGCCTTTGCGTGGTGGATCCACTACCACAACATCTGGTTGCATCCCTTCAGCTTGCCACTTCGCCATTTGGTCTTCCGCCTTGCCGACCA